GGTCGTCCGAAGGCTCGAAATCTTTTTAGCGTGGAATTTTTGGGGCCTGTTGACGACTTGACAACCTCTATACTGTAAGTGTTGACATATATGTAAATGCTCTTAACTATTTCAGATTTTGCAAAGGTTAAAGGCTTGTCGCGGCAACGGGTTTCAAAGGCCGTGCAGATGGGAAAGCTAGAGGGCGCCGTTGTCAACGAAGGGAAGAAAAAACTTATTGACAAAGATCTAGGATTAAAGTTATGGGACAGAACGACACCTATAACGCATAAAGTTGCTATTCCTACTCAGACAAAGGAAGAACTAAAAAAACAAGTTCAGGAAATGCCAGCGGATAAGATACCAGATTTCAACATTTCACGTGCAAAGAAAGAGTTTTATACAGCAGAATTAGCAAGGATACAGGTAGAGCAACAAAAGAGAGAATTGATAAGTGCAAAGGAAGTTGAAAAGAAAAGTTTTGAAATGGCGGT